TGCAGAGGCTGCTCGTGATGCCGCGAAATCCCGGTCACCATTCTTCTCGTATGCGGGTATGGCGCTCCAGCTGTCAATCGTCTTATCTTCTGCCGCCATTCTTGCAGTGATGATGCCTCTCCTTTATGCCTCTATCGCTGTTGGAGGTGTGGGGGTTGTTCTGTTCATTTACGCAATGGTGATCTGATGCTTCCAATGATTGCTTCTATCGTTTCGGGTCTGATCTCTAATGGTCTGCCGAAGGTCGCCGATGCGGTGATGGAGAAGGGTGTGGATTATGTCCAGCAGAAGCTCGGCGTGGAGCTGAAGCCTGAAGGACAGATGAATGCTGAGGATGTCGCCAAGCTCAAAGAAGCCGCGATGAAGCATGAGGAGTTCATGGCCGAGATTGACCTGAAGAATATGCAGGGCGCTCGGGATATGCAGCTCAAAGCAATGGACTCTGACGATCCTCTCGTTCGCAGGTTTGTTTACTATTTCATTGGGTTCTGGTCTATCCTCTCGGCCACTTACATCGGCTTCATCACATTCGGAGCGATTCCGGAGGACAACATCCGATTCGCTGACACGATCCTTGGTTTCGTCCTGGGAACGATGGTGGCCTCGATGTTCCAGTTCCTGTTGGGTTCGTCTATCGGATCGCGCAAGAAGGACGAGAAGAAGTGATCGAGCTTCTTAAGGCTGCGGGGGTAAAGAACCCGGAGAACTGGGCCTCCCATGTGGAGAGCGCATTCGCCAGGTACGAGATCACTTCAGACAAACAAATCGCAGCCTGGATCGCTCAGACCGCCCATGAGTCTGCGGGGTATGTTCTGCTTCAAGAGAACCTAAATTACTCAGCCGATGGGATGGCCGCGATCTGGCCGAATCGCTTTGCTGTTCTTGGACCTGATAAAAAGCCCGTCAAGAAAGACGGAAAGAACCAACCCAACAAGTTCGCTCTTGCTCTTCACAGAAAGCCAGAGATGATCGCCAATGTGGTCTATTCAGCCCGTATGGGTAATGGGCCGATTGAGTCAGGCGATGGATGGAAGTTTCGCGGCAGGGGCTTAAAGCAGCTTACCGGGAAAACCAACTATACAAAGTGCGGAGAGGGTTTAGGGATAGACCTGCTCTCTAAGCCTGATCTTCTTCTTCAGCCTCAGTACGCAGTGCTCTCTGCGGTGTGGTTCTGGGTGGAGAACAAGTGCGGCCCCTTAGCGGACGCTGATGACTTTGTAGGGCTTACGAAGCGGATAAACGGTGGAACGATAGGCCTGGCAGACCGCCAGAAACGCTATCAGGCAGTTCTCTCGGCGAGAACATAGCCCCATCCCTACCACACGGGCCTCGGTGCCTGTTGTCGATACAAGAGCCGATTCCGCGCCTTCCCTTGGCTGGGTTGGCTGCGCAACACATCACCACGACTCCCGAGTTGTATCGAGGATTGTCTAGGTGTTCTCGGTAGTGAGCGCATTTCTTACACAGTTCCCTGTCTTTGTCCCATGTGTACTTCGGAAGCATTGAAGGTCTTACTTAGGTTGAGTTTGGCCTGATTGTTTTCGTACTTGAGATGAAGATGGAAGATCGAAGCCACTGCTTTTTTCTTCTTTTTTCGTGCCCTGCGGTTGTATTCCGGGTGTCCTAACTTGGGAGGTCTCTTTGCGTCTGGCAGGTTTCCTGCGGCCCATACAGCCCTTGGATAGAGCCTTCCACCGTCCTCATCTCTGCGGTAGGACTGGATGTATATCACGCCTGGTTTCTTTTGGCGTGTGGAGCCTATAAAGCTCCTGATACGGTCTAGATCAATCCTCAGCTGGTCTGCGATTTCTCTCATGGTCATCGGGCCTAGTTCTTTGAGTAGGTCCACGATCTGTTGTCTGCTGATTGAGTTCTTCAAGGATGGCCTTTAAGACTTCTTCTTTTGTTGGTGATCGGTTTCCTTCAGGGGTATGGATTGTGGCCCCTATAAGGTACGCATGAGCCAGTATGAGGGCTTTCATTGGAAGATGAATCTCAAGATGAGAGCAAGAGTCACAAACGGAGACAGGAAGATCACCGCTAGAAAGGTGAGCATCCAGAGAGTGACGAACACCTCACCGAGCTTCATTTTCGTACTCCAGCTTGGCCTTCATTAATGCTGTTCGAGTGATTGATAAAGCATGGGGACTCAGATTGATGATCCCCTCTACTTGCCTCAGAGCCTTCACCAGTTCAGCGTTGAGCGCTTCAAGTTCGTTGATGTGCTCAATGGCCCGCTTGAGGGCTTGGCCGAGTTCCTGCTCAGGCTCGGCAAGGGCTGCGCGGAGGGCGTTGATGGCATCTCGCACATTTCCGTCAATGGCATTAGGAGGGTGCTCACCTGTGGTGCTTGCGTAGCAGATCAGGCTGTCCGTGTAGGGATAGACGGACTCCAACGCCTCAAGCGCCTGCTGCATTGCTTCTCTGCTCATGTTTCCCTCACAAAAATCCCGTCTTTGGTCAGAGTGCCCTTACGGTCTTTGATCTCCTCATAAGCCCGTTTGAGACAGGCCACGAGGTCTAAACCGGCCAGGTCAGCCGCCAGGATCAGAGTCACCAGGACATCTCCAAAGCCATCAATCTGGGCTTCCCTGTTTCCTTTGAGAGTCGCCGCGACCAGCTCTCCCAACTCTTCTACGCACTTGAGGAGTTGCTTCTCTGTAGTGGAGTTGGGGATGATCTGACGGGCCTCAGCCCAGCGCAGGATCTCAATTTCTAGGTTTCGATACATTTTTCAATCAGTGTGTTAATTGGAGCCGATCACCAAGTTTGCGGCCAATGTCTGCTAAACGGTCTTTGATCTGATCTACTGACTTTGGCCCCATATCTGGTATTTCCAAAAGATCCGATTCTGTTTGAGTGCATAAAGCATCAATCGTCCAAATTTTCTCGAAGAAAAGGCATCTTGCTGGCCTAAGTGGAAGACTCAGGATCTGCCAGGGAGTGAGCTTTTCTGCAACAAGAAAGCTAAGGATGTGATGTAAATCTTCGCCCGTCATCTCATTTACAGAATAAATGTTTGATTTTTCTTTACTCACTTCACTCTCCTAACCCAGCCTGGTTCTTTCTTCTCTTGGAACACTGGCTTTCCAGCACTCGGAGGAGTCCAGCCGTACTTTCTCCATGTGGCCTGAACATCAGCCCCCGAAGTCCATTTGAAATCTGGATGCCCCACCGGAATCCACGGCATTGTTTTCTTCACTTGATTGCCCATCTTGCTTCTAACTCCCTCACAAGAGACACCACATCCATTGCCCAGGCTGTTTTGCCGGTCATATACTTGGTGTGCCGACTAGCGATTTGGAGGATCTCCTTTTCCTCCAGCTTTTTCGTCTTTACTGGCTCTGGAATGATCTCAGTTGCTGCAGCCCACACGATTCGGCTTCTCCCTGACTGACCGCGCCTGCGGATACCAGAGTCGAAGATGAATCCCTTCCTTCGCAAAGGAGCGATCCTTGGGGTGATTGATTGCAGGGACTTGTTTAGCGAGAAGGCCAGCTCTTCAGCGGTCAAGGACTTGAACTTCAGCAGTCCATAGACCCTTGCCTCCAGCTCGCTAATGTCCAGCGCCGCAGCCTCTTTCGAGGTCTCTGGATCGTCTTTACGGTGTGCTCCGTGCATCATTGGCTCCATTCGTTTCATTACGGATGATAAGACTGCTTAGAACTCAATGTCTCGGGGATTTCCCTTCTTCATGGGGCGATCTTCTTCCCGAGGGGCGTTCATGTAGGCCCAACCGTCCCAACCACCCTCCTTAAACGGAGAGCAGTCCAGCTTCAGCATAGGACCGTTTTTCGTATCAATGACCGATCCAATGCGGAGGTAACGCTTCTTTTCATCGCCATCTTTGTTGGTGTAGGTTCCGACAATGGCTGTGACTTCGTATAGAACTTTGCTCATATTGATTCCAGTTTTTTCACTTTCTCATCGACTTCAGCCAGGAACTTAACGATCTCGGCTTCCATCTCCACAATCAGCTTCTCATCTCGCTCAACGCGAATAATCAGAAGCTGAAGTCTTTGCGGCATCCTCGGGTCGAAACACACGAAGTCACACCACTTTTTATCCGTGCAGCGCATCTGAAGTTGCATCTGCTTCAGATACTTATCTGGGATCTTTCTGTTTAGTTGCATCTCAATCATGGTGGCCGTCTCAGGGCACTTGATCTCGATGAGTCCATCGCCAACGATTCCGTCTGGGCTGGCCCCACACATCTCAATAGAGGGGTGAGGAATGAACCCCACCTCTTCCACAAGATTCCCGGTCTGGGCCTCGTATGCGGCTCTGGCGTTGGCTTCTTGTTCTACACCCCAGTCCATCGCTGCGTTGGAGTAGGTTTTTGCAGGCTGGCCGGTCATTCTCTCCACGACCAGCTGGGCCTGGTAGTTCTCCCGATCCGCTGAATAACCGGTCTTGGTCTTTGCCATGACCTTATACACAGAGGAAGCGGTGACCTTACCGGCCCGTTGAGCGAACCATTCGGGTGTGCGCTGTTCCATTACGCTTCATCCTCGTCTTTTCCAACAACATCAATCTGAAGTTCGCCTCCAAATAAAAGCACGATTTCATCAAAGTTAACTTTATGAAGTCTCAACTTTTCAGTGATTGCATTGCACCTGGCCGCCATTGGTTCTATCTCTTCCCATAACTTTCTTCCGCGTTCAACTATCTCGTTGTATTCACGCTCAAGCTCACGCGCTTCTTTGACTTTCATTTTGCGGCTCCTTTCATTGCTGCGTCTTTCAGACTCTTTTGATTGCGAGTCCAGAACCTGGCTTTAGCTGCAGACACCGGGATCTTCTTGAACTCTGCCTCTAAAACAGAAAGGCCTTCCATCGCTGCTCCGCGAAGGTTATCCAGGTGTTCATCTTCAAACGCCTGGTCTTCGCTAGGCAGAACTTCGTGCGTGTGGTTTTCGGTGTCGTTATCGCCTTCTGTTGGGATAGCGAATGCCTGGAATGCTGCGTACTTGTATGCCGCGCTCATGGCTTTGTTTGTGGCCTTGTCTCCCGAGTCCATCGCCTCACCGAATGTCTTGATGGTGTGCTTTGATCCATCCTCAGATGAGACTAAATCAAACTCCATCTCTACGGTGATGAAGAACAGATTCCCACCGCTGTTTGACTTGCGCTCTACACACTGGCGAGAAAGCACTCGAGGCAGGATGCAGAGGCCATGCTTCGCCAAAAGCGGAGAGATGGTGTTGTAGACATCATCAATGCCACGGAAGTTGTATCCATTGCCCTGTGGGTTCCTGCGGCTCTTGGTGATGCCGATGGATGCCAGTTCAGCCTGGACTGCGTTGATTGCTTTGTAGACGCTCATAGGTAGAAGAAAAAGAAGGTTGCACCACAGAGACCGAGGAAGATGGCAAACAGCACATCCATTGCTCCAGAACGGCGAGCTTCGATCTCTTCTTCACGGGGACGATAGGCGTATCTCATTTCGGACCCTTTACTAAAGCCCAGAACCAAACTGGCTCTTTAAGACCGGTTGCAGAGTCTGTGAAGTCTTTGCCATCCCAGTCACCCCAAAACACCTCTCCTTTGTAGTAAAGGACTAGGCCAACTTCTTCGGGGGGTTCCAGCTCATTGATGGAATACCACTTAATGGTCTCGTTCATTCTTCCCACTCCTGAACCGGGGGGAATGCATCGTCATAGGCCCACAGCTTGCCTTCAGGGCCACATTGACCATGAAGTGCCCGGACGGTTGTGCAGAACTTGGGAGTGGTCTGCCCCGTCACGAAGTCAATCTTTTGTGTGTCTGGGTGGCCGCACTGGGAGAACGCTGACGGCTCTCTCTCGCTATGGATGTAGTGCTGGCACCGATTGCAGGGAAGGATCTTCATTTGTCGCTCCAGAGACCGCGAAATAGCGGCATGGATGTAACTGTAAGCGATCTTATGGGCATGAGAACTAGGACTTTCCCTAAGTTCCCTTATGTAAACCTCGCTTACACTCAAGCGGGGCCAGGAACGGGTTAGCTCCGTGCGGCCTGGTATCACGAATTATCAGCAGGCAGCCACTCTGCTTTATGAGAGCTGGCCCCACCCAAGGAAAGACATGGACAAGAAAGAGCTAATCGAGAAGGCCGGTGGTGTTACGGCTCTGGCGAAGCTGTTGAACATCAAGCCCCCCGCGATTTACCAATGGAAGGCCGTTCCGCAGCTTCGGCTTCTCCAACTCAAAGAGCTGCGTCCTGAATGGTTTGAGGTGAAAGAATGAAAAAACTCGCTGTTGTCTGTTCCCTGCTTCTTCTGGGAGCGAATGCTCATGCTGCTTGCACGACTCACACAATGATTGTCAACGGCAAGGTCATCACTTGCACGACTTGCTGCCACGGCCAAGAGCCGTACAGGACTTGCACGACCACTTGCAACTGATGTAAAGTGTTGCGAAACCCGGCTAGGAAGGGAGTAGCTACCCTTCCGAAGAGCGTTAGACCCCGCCTGCCGTTGGTTTCCTTTAGGGTCTGTTAAAGGGTCGAAATGCGTTACTACCAGTTCCACATCGGGGACTATGCGTCCCACACGCGCCACCTCAACCACACCGAGGATCTGGCCTACCGGCGACTGCTGGACTTCTACTACCTGCACGAACAACCGATAAAGCAGCGCGAAATCGCAAGGCAGATCGGGATGCGCGATTGCGAGCAAGAAGTCCTTTCTGTCCTTGAAGAGTTTTTCGTGTCCACGGATGTCGGGTACATCAACCCTCGCGCAGACCGCGAGATTGATGCTTACAGAGCCATGAAAGACGCTGGCAAGCGGGGCGCTGAAAAGAGGTGGGGACAAGACAAATCAAGCACTTCTGATGGCCCCCCTATAGCCACCCCATGCCCACCCCATAGCCACCCTAATGACACCCCAATAGCAACCATAAACCATGAACCAGTAACCAGTAATAAAGAAGAAGCTAAAGCTTCTTTGTCGGGAACTGTGTTCCCGCCATGTCCACATGGTCAAGTCTTAGAGCTTTGGAAGCAAAGACTCCCGCACCTGTCACAGCCAAGAACCTGGGAAGGTGCTAGGCAGTCGGCGCTGAAGGGGAGGTGGAATCAGGCAGCAAAAAAATCCACTTGGTCTGATGGGTACTCAACGCAGGAAGAAGGGCTGAAGTGGTGGGATTCCTTCTTCACATACATCGCAAACGACACTAAGCTTGCTTCAGGCTTTGAGACAAGCGGGAGAGTGTGGAGGCCTGATCTGCCGTGGATTCTCAATGCCACGAACTTTGCCAAGATCATTGATGGGAAGTATCAGAAATGACTTTCAAGAAAGCAGAAACAACCGAAGAGATTCAAACGCTCAAGTGCGCGATGCCTGGCTGCTTCAATGTTTGGACTGTCGATCTAGGCCGCGGGATGTGCTCTGTTCACCAGTGGGAGCCAAGGCAAGAAATTCGACAAAACACCAAGATTTCAGATGCCGACAGGTCAGCAGTCCTGAGAAAGATTCGAGAGATCGGTCAAGGTGGCGACAAGGCCTGGGCGCACCAGCTCAAGGCTAGAGATGAGGCAGGTGAAACTCTCACGCCACATCAGCGCAGGTTATACAAGGAGGCGCTGAAGTGAACTACTACGAAGCCCACAAACTTCAGCAACTCCAAAACATTTTGAGGCGCTAATGTGGTTGATCTCAAAAGCCCTTTACGAGAGCTTGCACTCTTCGCAGGAGCTGGAGGTGGAATCCTTGGGGGAAAGCTCCTTGGATGGCAAACAGTCTGCGCCGTTGAGTGGGAGCCATACGCAGCTTGCGTACTTGCCGCCCGACAAAATGACGGCCTTCTCCCGCCTTTCCCGATTTGGGATGACATTCAAACCTTTGACGGCAGACCGTGGAGAGGAATTGTTGATGTCGTTTCGGGAGGCTTTCCCTGCCAGGACATCTCAGTCGCTGGGGGGGGGGCTGGAATCGAAGGCGAGCGAAGCGGGATGTGGCGAGAGATGGCGCGGGTCATTCGTGAAGTACGACCCCGATTCGTCTTTGTGGAGAACTCACCAATGCTCACTTCTCGGGGACTTGGAACCGTTCTCGGAGACTTGGCCGAGCTGGGGTTTGATGCGCGATGGGGA